AGTGTTTGCAATTTGTGTTCTAATTGTTGAGGTGTTGGCAAAATTGCCGCCAGACCTAATTGATAGTGATGTAATTGAACCTGTTGTATTTGTAGCAATTGATGCTGTGGCATTGACAGTACCGTTCGAGAATGTAACAATTTGGTTGTTAACATAACCAGTTCCAGCATTTGCTACTGAGAGTTGAACAATAGCATTTGGCCCACTATTTGCCTCAACGCTAGCTGAAAATCCATCAATAACAAATGTTCTAGTATTTGCTATTAGGATGACATCCTTGTTTTTGACAGGTCCAAAAATATAACCCTTCATAGTAAAATTTAATGTGTGGATAATTGTTCTTCTATTTTCGTAGGAATCTTCATAGGTGTCCTCTGTGTTGATTGTATTAAGGACAACAGGAATATCCATTCTCAAATCAATATCATCAATAAGCTTCATTGTATTTGTCCACTCTGGCGTGAAGAATGGTAAAATTTGCTCTATCAACATTGTACCATCTTCAGCATTGAGAACATATATTGATAGCTCAAAATCAATATTGTAAGGTACAGGATTGTACACAACACCATTGAGAGATGTGTTTGCTACAGGGCCTCTCATTTGGCCAACAGTCTGAAGCTTTCTTGCTGGGTCGTAGTTGTATCCAACTATTTGAAAGCTCATTCTTGGAAGACTTATTGCATCTGGCTTTGTTAGTGTTGGATCTTGTTTGATTCTAGATAAGAACTTTGCTCTTGGCCCATATGCAATTGGTACCTTAAGTCTTTTAACAATTGCACCAGCCGCATTTCTTCTATGAACAACCAAGTCATTGAACATTGTGCCAAATACAATGACATATCTTCTAATTGTTTCATGATAAAATTCATTGTTAAACATTAGTAGGTATTAGCCTCAGAGAATGGGTTAATTTCCGTAAAGTCAAGTATGTCATCGCCCTTAGTTTCAAACTCTTCATTCTGTGCTTGCTTATCAATTGTGGATATACTAAATGTTGTAACTGCTTGTGTATTGTTTGCCATTGCAAAACTAAGATCGTTATAGGTATCATCAATTATATCAACACCAGTATTAAATGTTTCCTGGTTATACTCAAACAATTCACAGACAAGATCAAATATTTGCAATGCACCCATTTGATAAAAAATTGCTTCGTGCTCAACAAATCTAATTACATAACCTTTAGAAGTTAGAGGAAAGAAAATCATGTCTCCTTCCTTTGGTCTTATGCCGCCTACAACTTCCTCAGTAAAAGTTCTTCTTGCTACGGAGAATGTAATTCTATCTCTTATCTGCAAGCCAAATTTAGATAGAAAGTCACCCTCACCCTCAAACCCTTCAACATTCTTAATATACATTTCTATTGAATATGCATTGTTAAATGTTGCAAGCTGATCTTCTTGAAAGATTGTTTCTTCTGTTGTTATTGTTCTTGGGCAATAAAAAACATCATGGCCATAGATTCTAATTGACTCTATTACTAGATCTTCAATTAAATTTTGCTCTTGGCTATTATTAAAATTGTTGAAATAAAATGACGTAGGCATTTTAGCCAACCATGTGGAAAGCTGGCAATGTGTAGCTTGTCATCATTTCTTGCTCTAGTGCTTCTATTTCTGCCTTAGCATCGTCCTGAATCTTTTCGCCATTAAACTGCACACCACCAGGTAAAACCATACCACTAAACTTTGTTAGGTTTGATCCCCATTGGTATTTAATCTGTGCAGTGGTGTATAAAGCAAGCCACCTATCAGCCCATACATCATTATAAGTATCTGGGTCTACTATCTCGTAGGCTTCGACAACAAAATACTCACCCTCCACCGCTTGACCCCAGTCCATATCAATATGAAGTTGATTTTTGTGTCTGTTGTATCGGATTGGTTTTTGGCCAACAAGAATCTCTTCAAGGAATTGTATGTGCTGCATTGCCATCACATAAGGAACCATTGATTGGGTTGTCAATGTGTAGAGATCGTTGAGAGCAATTTGGTACCGTAGGTTGAACAAATTCATTGTGTTGAGGCTTTGGCCAACTGGGAAAATCTTTACGGCACCAATGATATTTTGAGGTAAAGTTATGTATTTGTTGGTAATATCTGTTGACGTGATTAGGTGCTTATAGTATAATCTCTCAGCACCATCAAAATGATAGTCCCAATAATATCTTAGGGATTCATCTATACGGTCCTCAACCTGGTCATCATCAACGTTGATTTCAATGACTGGCTTGCCAAGTTTGCGAAGGCAATATTCCTTGAATGTGGATCTTGATGTAGGCACAGCCATTGGGTTACTCCTTAGATGCTTTATCTAAGTATTTATACATCAATAATATCCAGACAATCGTAGAGGCCACCTGTCCATTTGGTAGATTCATTGCTATTTGCATTTATTTTGTTAACTGTGCTTCTAGGCAAGTATTTCTCTACTCCAACCAAATACTTGCCATAACAATTGAATGGGTAACCAAATATCTCATCTGATTTCAATGTATCAAGAGATTTGATGGACTTATTCCACATACTAATAACATAGCCCTGCTGCATCTTTAAGTTGTGGGCAATTGTTTGCCTTGCTGAGATGGCAGTTCCAATTAGTGGGTCATCTTTACCATTAAATTCTCTTGGAATTACAGTGTGTTGTTTTCTTTTGACCATGTCAGAAATTAGCTCACCATCACTCATTGAAAGGTGTCTGGTGGTAATTTTACTCATGTCAACAATAAAGAAGTTGACATCCATTGACTTATCTACTTGCGGTAGACCTATCATGTGGTACATAGAAAGCTGAGGATGCCCCTGATACACTCTACTATAACATGACCCAAGCTCTTTGAACTGAAGTGCTTGTTTAGCATGATCACTATAGTCATTAACAACCAACGACCCAGCCATTACGCAAGCAACAATTTCTTGGCAGCCAGTTAAGTGTATTGCATTAATTGTAGATTGAACAGTGTTTCTAATGTCAAAATCATCATAGATGAAAGCCTGGATTGATGATGTTTGTTGTTTTATAAAGGATCCAATTGCCTTATCGTAATCTTTAAATGCAGCATACTCACTATTGTCACTATTTTCATTATACATTTTATTGTATTTTTCTACCTGGCTACCAGGAATAATAACATGGATATCATCAATACCATTTTCTATCATAGAGTTTAATGTTAAGAAAACTCCATGATGCTGTGCTATAACAAATGTTTTCATTTTATACCTGCCGCTTCAATTCTTCTTCAATTACACTATCACCAACTTCACCTGGCTTTTTAGATAGATGAACATGCTTGTATTTCTTCATGTTATTGAAGAACCTATCTATACACTCTTGTTTATTTTGATGGTGAACAGTAATTAGTCCTGTTTCTGGATGTGACATTAGTGCCGCAAATTTATTGATTAACTTATCCTTGATGCCACACCTGTCTAATGACATATAAATTGCTTCAAATGTCTTACCAACTTTGGCTGCTTTATTATCAATCAACCCTATTCCCTTACCAAGGAGAACTGCTGCACATCCTGTCTCAGATGAGAGGGTGAAGTACACTTTCTTTGATCTTTTAAGAATTGGATACATTGATGCATCATTCTTCACTACTCTACCCTTAAATCTATTCTCTAGCATTGTCTGCCATACTTTAGCTGTAATTGGGTGAAGCTTGACCCACGCTCCACTATTGTAGAGCTCATCAACCTTTTGCATGTCCACAGCATCTTTGGTAATAAGATTAGTACCTGGGAGGAGCACCAATTCATTAACATTACCATATTGTTGGTCAAGATCTTCATCCAATAGATACTTATCAGATAGGCCAGCTATTAGTGCATCAACAATTCTATAGCCCTCTGCCGTTGCACCTTTTCTAATACACTCTACCATATTATCTGTTGCAATTTTTGTATTGCAAGGGGCTAGGTATATTATCTGAGTAAGAAGGTCAGTGTACTTATACCCAGCAATCATATTGGCAGGGCTGCCATAATTAATATCATACTCAATTTTTGAACCATTAGGATCTCTAGGTATTAATGCTGCAATCTCTGATAGCCTATCATTGGCCGGAGAGCGGAGCATGTTACCAGATTTCATAAAATGGGTAACTGGATCATTTACCCATTCATTGGAAGACATATTGAAAAATTTTGTCTTTCCACTTTTATTTGGAACTTCAGCAACCATAATTTAATTCCTATTCAATACCAATACGCTCATCAACTCCGCCAGCTTCACGAAGTGCATTTAGTTTTTTATCTTGTTCGTGAACTTTCTTTTTGAGAGCTTTGATCTCACTATGGAGATCTATCATCTTTTGAAGCATAACTTCAACAAATGATTCAAGCTTCTTATCGATTACTTCATTACTAACTCTTTGTTCATCACTCATTTCAATCACCTCAGTTGGAACATATTATTATTTATACTTAATTTATTACACAGTAAACCACACTGTCTCAATGGTTGTATCAAATGTAGTTGTTCTATTTGTGTTGTATGCTGTGTTGCGGCTTGTTGCATAGGCTGTGTTAAATACAGATGTTGTTGATCTGCTTGTCGCTATATTTGTGTCATATCCAGAGTCAAATGTAGTGGTTGTATTGAATGTTGTTACGGTATCAAATGTTGTTACAATTGCTGTATCAAATACTGATTGTGTTGATTTTGAGGTAGCAGTAGATTTGGTTGTTGCAAATGCTGTATCAAATGCTGTTACCGTATTGAAGATTGATGTAGTTGATCTATTTGTAGATGTGTCTACATTTGTGTCATATGTTGTTTCAAACGCTGTCACTGTGTTAAAGATTGATGTTGTTGACCTATCTGTCAATGTATCAAAGTTTGTAGGATAGGTTGTTTCAAATGTTGTTGATGTATCAAATACAGAGGTTGTTGATCTATTTGTTAGAGTGTCAAAGTTTGTAGGATAGGTTGTTTCAAATGTTGTTGATGTATTGAAAATAGAGGTTGTTGATCTATTTGTATCAAATGCTGTTTCAAATGCAGTTGTTGTGTTGCGGTTGGTTGCTGTATTTCTAGCTGTCTCTGTTGCTCTTGATGTGTCAATAGTAGTATCAGTTGCCTTACTTGTAGATGTGGCTCTATTTGTGTCGTACGCTGTCTGAAATGAGGTTGATGTATCAAATGTTGATGTTGTGGACTTACTTGTTTGAATTAATGTGTTATAGGCAGTTGATGTGTCAAAGTTTGTTGATTTAACATCTGATGTTAGATAGGCCGTGTCAAATGTAGTTGTTGTATTGAATGTTGTAGTTGTGGCATATGCAGTATCAAATGTAGTTGTTGTATTGAATGTTGTAGTTGTGGCGTAGGCAGTGTCAAATGTAGTTGTAGTGTTAAATGTGGTTGTTGTAGCAAATACTGATGTTGTTGTCTTAGATGTGCCAGTTGCTCTACTTGTAGCATACGCAGTGTCAAATGCAGTTGTAGTGTTAAATGTTGTAGTTGTAGCAAATACAGATGTTGTTGCTTTAGATGTGCCAGTTGATTTGCTTGTAGCGTATGCAGTATCAAATGTAGTTGTTGTACCATATACAGTAGTGGTACCTCTTGATGTTGCAGTAACTGCACTAGTTCCTGTGGCTAGAGATGTATCAAATAGGGAAGTTGTATTGAATGTAGTTGTTGTTCCAAATATTGTAGTTCTACTTGTTTCTGTGCCTCTTGATGTTGTACCACCAAGCGTTGTAATAAATGTTGATGTTGTTCCTCTTGAGGTATTAAAGAAGAATGTTGTTCCAAATGTAGTTGTTGTTTGGAATGATGTTATGTTGACGAGTGTAGTGATGAATGTTGATGTTGTTCCTCTTGAGGTATTAAAGAAGAATGTTGTTCCAAATGTAGTTGTTGTTTGGAATGATGTTATGTTGACGAGTGTAGTGATGAATGTTGTTATATTAACAGCAGTGGTAATAAACGTCGTTGCAGTAATGACAGATGTATTAAAATAAAATGTTGTATTTTTGCTTGTGTTAAAATAGAATGTTGTTGCTCTTGACGTTCCGGCAACAGCTGTAGTGCCTGCCACAGCACTTGTTGCTGTTGCTTTACTTGTTGATCCAACAACTGCTGTGTATCGCATGTGGACGGACAAAAAGCCCTTGAAATATTGGTTTGTCAATACGTAATTAGTGGTGTTAAATGATGTTATAGTGTTGAAATAGAACGTTGTATTAAAAAAGAACGTTGTATTGAATGAAGTATTTCCACCAGCAGTGGTAATAAATGTTGTTATATTAACAGCAGTGGTAATAAACGTTGATGTTGTATTTTTGCTTGTGTTGAAATAGAACGTTGTATTTTTACTTGTGTTGAAATAGAACGTTGTATTTTTACTTGTTCCTGTTGCTCTTGATGTTGTACCACCGAGCGTTGTAATAAACGTTGTTGTGGTAATAAGAGATGTATTGAAGAAGAATGTTGTATTTTTACTTGTTCCTGTTG